GAATTAAGAATTAACGACTCCTCTTTATTTTTTGGGTCATGGAAATTTTTTATAATGTCATAATTTGCAATAACAAAATCGTGTTCCGTTGAGAAATTTTTACTTTCAGCAATAAAAATTGACCTGTCAGAATAATTTTCAATTTCTCGTTTCCAGTTAATTTTCAATGTTGCCGGACAAATAATCAATATTTTTTTAGACCCACTTTCTAACGCCCCAATGATTGTTGAGGTTGTTTTACCCAAACCCATATCATCTGCCAATATAAACTTTTTGTTTTCAAGTAATTTTTGGATTGCTTCTTTTTGGTGTTCCAATGGAGGTCTATGAGAATATTTTGAATAATCAACAACAACATTTTGAACTGAATTATCTTTAATGATGGCTCCTTTCGGTAACCAAAAATCGGACAATTCTTCATTTTCAAAAACTTTACCCCAAATGTGATAAGATTTTTCTTTATCTGCCAACAACTTCTCAACCCAAACTTTTTGAGGAATTTCGGTGTATAATTTATCGTCGGCAAGTTTTTGGGCGAAATAAGAATCTAATATTACCCATTTTTTTGCAATCTTTGGTTGTTTATCGTGAAATGAAATGACATACTCCGATTGACTCCTTGTAGGGTAAAATTTCTTATTTACTTGAGATTTTCTTTTTAATCCTAATATATAATTATTACCACCCTCATAGGTTTCAAGAATAGTCATTGCTTTTGTTTCCAAACTTATATCCATTCGTTAAGTAAAGTTTGTATTAAATATAAACAAAATTAAAGTATTTATCAATATATGAAAATGTCACAAGAAAATTTAGAAAACGCAATTAGAAAAATGTTATCGGTAATCAAACCAAAAGAAGTATCATTTGTTGATTTTGATTTAACACCAATAGATAAAGATGAGTATTATATGTCAGTTACTTATATTCTTCCTGACGACAGTCCGTTATTAAAAGTAAAAGGAAATCCAAGAATATATGATAATTTAAGGATGGAATGGAATGAAGAAGTTAAGAAAAACCTTAAAAATTTTTTTAATGCGAAAGTAGTAATAACTTCAACAGGATTAAGTTCTGAATCTTGGTATAAACAACAATTAAATAGATAGTAATATGCAAAATAATTTAGTACCAATAACAAGGTTAGGAAAATTTTTTGGAGGTGAAGATTATTCGTTGGAAATTGAAATGGGAAAAGAATGGTTAGAAGGAGATATGAATTTTACCGTTGTATTATATCGTATTGATAGATATAAAACGAAGACCGATAATGTATATGGTGAAGTATTAGAAGATGGTATTCAGTTTTTAGCTCCGGTTGAATTGAAAGGTATGGTTCAAGTAATGGCACCAACATCTAAATTTATTGGTACTTCAAGAGTGGAACAGAAAGAACCTGGAAATATGAAATTCTCAATCTATCAAAAAACTTTGGATGACGTGGGAGTTGAAATATTCTTGGGTGATTATATTGGGTATTATGAATCTGAAGACCGAGTTAGATATTATGTTGTAAGTGATGACGGATATGTTAAGTCGGATAATAAACATACCTACGGTGGCTATCGTCCATTTTATCGTACCATAACCGCAACCTGGGTTTCGGAAGATGAATTTAAAGGTATTTAAGAAATATGGCATTACCAAAAAAACTAGTTAAACCTACTTTACCATTAGTCCCACGAAAAGAATTATCTGCTCGTAGACAAGAATTATTGGAATACATTAAAGAAGATGGGACTTATTTACCCAAATCGGTGTTACACGCGGATTTGGATAGAGGTATGTTGGATTTTGTTAAAAATGAATTGAAGGTTGTTACCGCAGGAGAAATAGTTCCAATGGTAGATATTATTATTACCACTCAAAACTGGTCTCAATATGTTGAAACCTATAAATTCACAGATTTAGATTATAATCCAAATCCACCATTTATAACGGTCGTTAGAAGTCCCGAAGTTAAATACGGGTCAAACCCTGCTTTAAAATATAACATACCAAATAGAAAACAATTTTATTACGCATCGGTTCCGACTTGGAATGGTAATGAACAAGGTATGGATATCTATACAATACCACAACCTGTCCCTGTCGATATCAAGTATAGTGTTAAAATTATTTGTAACAGAATGAGAGAATTAAATCAATTGAATAAGATTGTAATGCAAACATTCGCGTCACGACAAGCATATACGTTTATTAAAGGACAATATGTTCCGATAATATTGGATAATGTTTCCGATGAATCTCAAATGACAATGGATGCCAGAAAATATTACGTTCAAAATTATGACTTTATTATGTTAGGTTATTTAATTGATGAGGACGAATTTGAGGTTAAACCCGCAATTCAAAGAATATCTCAAATAATTGAAGCGGATACTTCAACAAGAAGACAAAGAAGAAATAGATTTCCGAAAAATCCGGATACCTTTAACTTTGATTTCTTATTTATAACAGGCAATACTACTTTGGTGGATAGAATTGATTTTAGAGCTAATATGACATTCGTAAATTCAGATAATGTGGATACTTTTGATGTGTATATAAACGATAATTATTTTGGTAGTGATACTCAAACAATACAAATTACAACCAACGACATTTTAAGAATTGAAATAACTAAAATTAATAATAGTCAAGAAGCCTTAATTGTTTTTGAAAATAAATTGGTTTAATCTTCACCATAGATATCTTTCTTCTCTTTACAGTTTTCCATTATCAAATTTTCCAAAAATTTATAAATTTTAACACCTCTCTTATCACAATACTTTTTTAGTGTGTTGTGAGACTCAGGAGATATTTTAATATTTTTAATTTCTTTCTTGGTTTTCATAGTGAGAAAAAAGGTAGAATTTTTTCCTACCTATTATAAATACTTATTAAAAAGTAAAGTTTTTTCGTAAAATATAGAATATTTATCTATAAAATAAATCTGTATAGAATTAATAAATAATGGCAACAGCACAAGCAAACCAAAAAGTATTCGTATCTCCGGGTGTATATACATCTGAAACAGACTTATCTTTCGTAGCCCAAAGTGTGGGCGTTACTACGTTAGGATTAGTGGGAGAAACAATTAAAGGACCGGCCTTTGAACCGATTTTTATAACTAATTATGATGAGTTCCAAGCGTATTTCGGTGGAACAGAACCCGTTAAATTCGTAAATACTCAAATACCAAAATATGAGGCCGCATATATTGCTAAATCATATTTACAACAATCAAATCAATTATTTGTGACAAGAATTCTTGGTTTATCCGGATATGATGCAGGACCTTCTTGGTCTATTAGTGTTACTGCAAATGTTGACCCAACTACAATTGGTAATCCTTCAGTTGGAACACCATTTTCCGCAACATTTACTGGTAATTCAACATCAGGTGTTGTTACATTTGGTTCGGGTTTACCATCTCAAGTTTTAGCAAATTTAAACGTTCAATATAGACAACAAGACGGGAGTACATCAACATTACAAGATGATTTTAATAATTATTTAGGTAACATAATGAATTCTCCTATATTGTCTGCGAATACTGCAGTAATTTACGGAGCTATACCCGAAACAGATTATAGTATATTAACTTCTCAATATAGTTCAATTCAAAATCCATATGGTTGTGTTAATGATTTCATAGATAATGATTTAACATCAGACTCTAACGATGTTTGGTTTTATGCGAATTTTGAATTTGAAAATTTCAGTTCTTCGACAGGAAATTATACAGGTTATTCTTTTGATTATTCTGTATCAACATTATCACTTGTTTCACCAAACACATTTACCGGAACCGTAACAGGTAATACTTATTTATTTACAGGGACTGCGTATAGTGAATACAATAATATGGTGGTTGCAACTATTCGGTCAAGAGGTATATCGTTATATCAGAATAGTTCAACTAGTATCAATCACGGACCTGTTTATCAGGTAGGTATTGATTATAACAATAATTCTACTTGGGTACCAAACAATTTACAATTAATTTGTACTGGACAATATTCGGATATTGCAAAATCACCTTATGCAACATTTTTATTATCAGGTGTAACAAAAGATAATGAAGTATTCTCATTTGAGACTTCAATGTTAGCGTCTTCATCAAAATATTTAACAAAAGTTTTAGGTGTTGATAATTTTGGTAAATCAAGATTTGATGTCCCTATTTATGTTGAAGAAGATTATTTAAACTCTTTAAATTATGGTTATAACCAAGGATATGTGAGAGGATTGAATTGTAACTTAATCGCATTACCGAGTGCTAGAAGTCAAAGAACAGACTCTATTGCGTATAATTTAGAAAGATATCAGTCACCGGAAACACCTTATTTGGTTTCAGAATTAAGAGGTAATAAAGTTTATAAATTATTTAAGTTTATATCAATTTCTGATGGAGATTCTGCAAATACTGAAGTTAAAGTTTCAATTGCAAATTTATCATTCAATAATATGTCGTTTGATGTATTTGTTAGAAACTTTTTTGATACTGATGCAAATCCTATTGTAATTGAAAAATTCACAAATTGTAACATGGACCCGGCGTCAAATAATTTCATCGCGAAAAAAATAGGTTCTTCTAATGGAGAATTTGCGTTGATTTCTAAATACGTAATGGTTGAAATGGCTGATGAGGCACCGATAGACGCATTACCTTGTGGATTTTACGGATATACTCAAAGAGAGTATTTAAGTTATGATGAATACCCATCACCTTATCCTAAATTTAAAACAAAATATTATTTCCCTGGTGAAGTAATTGCAAATCCACCATTTGGAGCAAGTGCTGGAGGAGGACCTATAGAATCAGCAGGAGATATCGTAAGACGAAGTTATTTAGGTTTTTCAACACAATATGGTATTGATGAATCATTCTTAACTTATAAAGGAAAACAAACTCCTTCAGGATGGGTTACTAATCCTGCAATTGAGGGAAGACCTTGGAATGTGGTAAGTAAAGGATTCCATATGGATTCAGGTGCAACTGTTGTAACAATCGGAATTAGTTCTAAATCAAGCGGAGAAACCGCATTTGAATGTGGTGTTGCAGAATTTAGAAATGACCCACAAACACAAGAAAACCCATATTATTTTATTTATTCAAGAAAATATACTGTATGTTTTGCGGGAGGTTTTGACGGATGGGATATATATAGAGAATGGAGAACTAATGAAGACAGATTTCAATTAGGGGCTTCAGGATACTTGGCGGGAGCGTCATCATCATCAAGATATCCAAATGC